GTAATCATGATTTGTATGTTAAACATTGGATGTATAACATTTAGTTTTTGCTTTACCATTGCTTCAGCATCTTCTTGATTAGGTGCTTGTACACCAATTCTACCAGTTAAATATACGTCAAATTTCTTCATTTTATTGTCTCCTTCTTGCAGAATCTGCATTGTAAAATAACATCTAGGTCTACATTCACACATCCGAGTTTTGCACAATCTCTTTTTTTAGGTGTAGACGTTGTCATCTCATTCTTTAATGTTGTCCAGTTATTTGTTATTGCTTGTGCAGATAGTGTCATGTCTGCCCAGTTTTTTTTATAGTGCTTTATAGCAGCTGCAACTTCTTCGGGTTTAGCTTTAATCTCACGCAGCTCTTTACATGCTGCATTGACTCTACCTAATTCTCCAGCTGGTGCGTTTTTCCAGTCAATACCTAAACCAGCGCACATTTCTTCAAAAAGTAAATCTCTTTTTCTAGTTCTCTTTTTACTATCTGTTTGTTGGCTTTGTTTAGTGGCTATGTTTTGTACGCCACCTGCGCGTGACCCTTGCGACTTAGATGCGCGACCCTTACGCACGGGTGCGCTACCTTGCGCAATAGTGGCATGTAGGTAGTACATGTTTGACGTATAGGCATCTGTGCCTTCAATCATTCTATGTTCTACTGTTACTGCTCCTATCTTTATTAACTCTTCTAATGCTCTTTGTACTGTTCTTGTGCTGCAATACATTGAGTCTGCTAAATACTTTTGCGAAGGGTAACAAGCGTTAGATTTCTCGTCTGCTCGTCTTCTTAAGATACAATAAAGTCTTACAGCGTTACTGCTTATTGCTGCAAACAATACTGATTCGGGTAATATTGCGAAGTACTCGGAAGCACTTATACGCTCTTTCATAATGCTAACATTCTTTGACCATCCTCTTTATTAGAAGGTTCACTTATAAGTTTAAATGCCCACTTCTTATCTTTCTGATTCTTAGGTTCGAGTGTTTTAATATCCCAACCGTCATCTCTTAGGTCATAAATGATAGCGCCGTATCTTTTGATTCTCAAGTCATAAGTAAACTCATCGCCTGTAACTTCTTTAAAAGTTTTTAAAGCCCACTCGACCTTATCTTTTTGACTAACTTTTTTATATGCTGTGCTAGTAGGTACTATTTGTCCTCGTAATAATTCCATTTACCATCCTTTATCTATACTCTTTCTTTTACTGCTGCTATGGTACTTGTTTTCCATAACGGTTTATTATCTATACGCATATCGGGTTCGGGCAAAAAGTGATTACCATTCTTTGACCTTTGAATCCATACGTAAACTGTTCTTAATTTAACATTAAACATTTTTGCAATGTCTTGACATGTTAAGTAATTATCCATTTCCGCTCCTTTCGTAAAATTTATAGTAGCAGTTGTTGCATATAATGCTACATGTACTACAATATTTATTAATATGAATATAAAAGAAATAGAAGATAACTTAGCAGCTGTAGCTGGCTCGCTAACACAAGCTGGTAATGTCGATACTAACTCAATAATGTTGCTCTCAATGGCGCAATCATTAGTTGTTATTATTAAGTTACTACAAAATGAAAAGGATGGAACGGATGACGCAAGGAACAAACTTAAAATATAATAAACCAAGTTACTACGATGATTACGTAAATGTAGACGAACTCATTGAACAAATGAATAAAGAATATCCTAACGGTAAACTTCTTACAGAAATTGTTGATATAGTAGATGGCACAATTATATTTAAAGCAACTTTTTACGATGGAGATTCTAGTGCTATATGTACTGGTCATGGTGCAGAAAAAATAACAAAAGATAAAAAACTAGAAAAAGCAGAGACTGTAGCACGTGGTCGTTGCTTACGCGTTTTACTTAGTGCTGGTGTTACTAGCGAAGAAATGGAAGATGTAATTAGCGTAGTTCCCAACGCTACTTCGAAACCTAAACAGTCTGTTGCAAAAGCTGACGTTCAAAAATCTCATGCCCATGTTGTAACAGAACGTACCAATGATGCAGTTGCTGCATTACAGACAATACAACAGACTGTAAAGGGTAAAGACTTACTACAACTACTTAACACTTCACTAGAAGAATGTGAATTAGTATTAGTCAAAACATTAGATGAAGCTAAAGACCATTTATATAAACTAGGCGAAGCTGACGTAGCAGAACTTACTGATACATTAAAACGTAAAGCTGATATACTAAATTAAAATAAAATACTATGGTGTATTTTAATATTTTGAGTAAAGAACCTAAACCATCCTTTGCTTAAACATCGGGCAACCGATAAACAAAAAACCACCTGCAAAGGTGGTTTTTGTTTTGTATAGTACCCCTACTATACGATTTACGTACGCATGTCCTTCACAATCCATTACTTTCATAACACTTGTTAAGTACCAAAATAAAGATAGAAAGTTTTACTTTCTTTTATTATTTAGACCAGCGCTTTACTGGCTTAGTATGAGTATAACAAAATTTCTTTTTATTGTATATTGATAACTTTATATCGCAAGTTTCTTTTTGACATATACGTTCATCGTAATTCTTTTTAGGCTTACGACCTTTTATGCCTTTCTTTCTTGCGTATAAAGACATGCACTATCCTTTTGGTATAGTGTTACCCCATTTGTTTGGACTATCTTCTATAGCGTTTTGCAATAGAGAAATAGCAGAAGCTGCGCCACCCATAAAGGCTGCGTATAGCATTTCTGCTTCATTACCTATTAACAAGTTTGCTGATAATCCACCGAGAAAACCTTGTATAAAAGTTCTCGCAGCTCTAATTAAGGCATTCTTCCAATAAATTGATGCTGTCATAATTACTCCTTTTCGTTATCGTCTAATCTGACCGCTGGATATTCTACCGTAGTACATCCTTTTTCGGGGTGGACAAACATTAATCTTTGTGTTGGTCTACCTTGTGCCGCTAGTGCTTCTAACGCATAATGATTAGATGATTCAGTTGAACCCGAACACCTAACTGTTATACCGTTAAACTCTTGTTGGTAAAGCTGATGCCAATGTCCAAAGGCTAAGTCTTTGAAGTCGGGCATCTGCCCGTCCATTGCCGCTGCTTTCCATCCTAATACCTTTTTGCGAACTCCATAGAACGGTATACCAAGTGACCCTCTAATTTGGTCTCCATGTATAAGCATGCAGCTGTAATTACCTATTCGGTCAATAGTGTACCATGCTCTATCTCCATCAGAACCTTCGGGTATATCCCAAGTAATTCTTTTTTCATCAGCAAGGATTAGGCGTACAGTTTCATAAAGAAATCTATCTCCGTTATCTTCGTAATGATGTTGCCCAAATCTACCAAGTCTACCGTGATTACCAATAACACCAGCAAAGTGTACTTCGTCAAAGTTTGCTAACATGTGTCTTAAAAACTCTGCAAGCATTGTTGCTCCGTTCTTAAATATTTGTCTATACAATCCCGAATCTACTAACCATTGCTGACCAGCAAATATATCAGTACCTTCTATTAAGTCTCCTAAAGCCCATACGTGAACTTTTTTTACTGGATGACTAGCACGTTGTATGTTTGTTAGCTCAACAACTTTTTCTGCATATACTTTAACTCGTTCAGCAGCAATTTCAGAGTTGTAGGTCTTTGTTATTTTACCTAGCTGCCAGTCACTTAATACAGCTACAGCTACCTCTTCGCCTTTTTTTCTAGTATCTTTCTTAGGCGCTTTAACTTTTGGTATATCTATATCAGCAATACTGTCTTTGACTGCACTTGTTACTGTCTCTTGTAGTATGACTGTTTTGTCACGTTCTTTATCTAATTGCTTATGTAAACGCGTTATAGTTTTTTTTAAGTCTTCTAACTTACGGTCGTCTTCGTGTTCTTCAACAAACTTATCAAGGCTACTTGTCATTTTGTTTTTCCATTTCTGTCACAATAATGTCAAATATATATCTGTTTGTATAATCCCAACCGCATTTATCTTTTAAGAAGGCAACTAATGTATTAGTTGGTATGCTTGGATTATCTTTTTTATAAGCAATGACGCTATTTAATTGCTCTATACCTTCGGGTGTTTTCCAAACAACAGCTTTAACCTTCTCTGCTGCAAAAGCGTCTATATCTTCTTTGTAATTGTTTTCTTTTTTGACCACTGTCTTACCTTCCTTTTTGGTGTCATCCATTTAGGTTCTGTACTTGTTATAAATTCGTACATAGGTTTACCGCAATCATCTGCTAAGACTAAGATTTTTCTGTCGTAACGTTCAGATATAATATCAACTAACCGTTCTAAGGCATCCTTAGCATTGTTGTTTGGAACATCTCTTACTCCGCCCAACCATAAAACAGACATAAATGTATCGTTTAATTGGTTATTATGATGATGTTCTGACTGTATTCCAAATCCTCTTAACTCAATTATTTCGTCTGTAACATTACTTATTGCAAAAGAATAAGGTATGTCGACAAAACCATTCATGTTTACATAAACATTCTGTAAGTTAGTTAGATAGTTAAATACATCATCTATGGATTTCATAGATGGCATAATCGCAGCTCCTGTGTAATGTACGGATAAACCTTTTATATAGGTTTGATTAATAGCAGTATTACCACGCGTGTCGAAAAGACCAGCTGTTTCACGGCTTATTACTTCATACATTAATCAATATGATACCATATCGAGTGGTCGTTGTTATCAATTACACAATATGTTGTGTGTTACCATTTAGTTTTATTTGCCCAATAAGCAGCAGACATTTTACCTTTAGCTATATTTTTAGCATGCCTTGCTTTAAAAGATGCTTTACGTGCCTTTTGTGATTTGCTAGAAGGGTTCTTGCCTGCACCTTTTACACCTTGTTGACCAAATCTAATTAGTTTAACTTTGTCTCCGCTTTTAGCTAAGACAGCGTGTGATTTAGTTTTATGACTTGGAGTACGTTTAGGCTTGTTATAGCCGCTAAACTTTTGTCCTCTGTACTCTATCGCCATTATTTAGTTCCGCAGCATCCGCCGCCGCAACATTTGTCTGACATTACAAATCCTCTCTTATTATGCTCTTAATCTTATTGTCGCTAGCCATATAGATAATGTTATCACAATACCTATTCCAGTTATGCTTTTTGCGCTACCACTTAACGTAAAATAGCCGATAAGCATGCCCGCTAAAGTCCAGCTCAATGCAATAGTTTCTTTAATTGCGTCTATAAGATAATCAATAAATTTTTTAATCAAAATAACCTTCTTCTAGTAATTGCTACTATTTGTGTCAAAACAACTGGCGCAAATACTTCTTGTGCTTTTTCTTTTTGAGTATCTGCCATATCCGCACCGATGTTAGATAACTCTATGCCGCTTAAATCTACATTAATAATAGCATCTATTGGCGATTCCAAAAACAACTCTACATTCACTTCAGATACAACGTCAGCAATGTTGTAGTTTTCTACATCAGCATTTGCAATACTTCGTTCTACATATTCTTCTATTGCAACTTCAACGCTTTTTTCAGATTCCGCAGCTGCGGCATATACTTGAACATCTTCTGTTGATTCTACTTGTAATATTTCAGCTACTACTTCTACCTGTTCTTCTGTCAGTTCTTCTACTGTTTGAATAGCTTCTACAACAACTGCTTGTACTATTTCTTGTACTTCTTCTGTTGCAAATTCTAAGTTTTGTACACCAATGTCATTGACTTCTTGAATAACTTCTATAACCTCTTCAGTAGTAACTTCTTCAATAATAATGTCTTGAATAATTTCTTCAACTTCGGCAACTTCTACAGCTATCTCTTCTTTAATTTGTTCTTCAGTAGATATATCTTCATCTGCAAGCTCAACAACTTGGCTTTCTTCTTCTGCTTCAATAAAAATATCTTCTTCTTTGATTTCTTTATCATCAATAATTATTATATCTTCTGTTATTATTTCTTCTAATACAAACTCTTCATCTTCTATTGCAAATTCTTCTTCAAAATCTATTTCTTCTAACTTCTGTATAGTGTCTATAAAATCTTGTAAGTCTTCGCCCTCAAGTTTTAAGTCTTCTATTATTTCCGCAGAGTCCACCAAAATAATAGATTCTTCTTCAAGTTCTTTAAGTTCAATCTCAACTTGTTTCTCAAGCTCAAGTATTTCTTCTTTAGTAAGTTCAATGTATTCTTCCTCAACATATTCATCTTCCAAATCGTCATATATAAAATCATCATTAGGAAGCTCTTCTGTGACTTGTTCCAAATCTTCTTTTTGTGTGTCATATAGTTCTAAATCTCCTCTTTCAATTTGTGCATCTGTTAATTCAACACCATATAAATCGTAATTCTTTTTGCGTTCGTTATCTCTGTCAACTGTACCATCTTCTACTTCATATTCTTCATACTCTGCTTCTTCTCCATTGTCTAAAATCACAATAACAGTTGTTGGTTCGGGTGGTGGTGGCGGTGGTGGCGGCTCATAAACTATAGGTTTTGGCGGTAGGGTAGTAGTGGTCGTTGTAGTACTTGTAGTCGTAGTACTTGTAGTTGTACTACTTGTAGTAGTACTAGATGTTGTAGTAACAGTAATCTCTACATATTGCCAATACAACGTATCAAGTAATGATATATCAGACAGCGTTACAGAAAATGAAGTTATAAATTTGTCTGTATTAGCTTCATCGTTGTTGTAATCAGTAAACGATTTATAAAAGTCATCGTACATATTGTCAAAATTAGAAGTACTTTGACCCGATTTATTTTCTGTTTCGCTTGTGTTGTCTGCATAATTCCAAGTAACAGAGTAAGCATTATTCACGGCAGCTACCATAAAACCTACTTCATATACATCTTCAGTAAATTCAAACAGATAAGTACCGCTCATTATTGCTAATGAGTTACCTGTGGTATTGTAGCTATCGTTTTCTCCTGTATAGATATATGCAGCTTGATTACCACCACTTATAGTTAATCCATTTTGATAACTGCTGTCACTAAAATCTTCATTAATTGTAACTTCGTTAGGTACTTCTTGTGCTAAAACAGTTGTTGGTAGCAATAAGAGTAAAACTAATAAACTTTTAAATATCTTCACATTACAGAATTGATAATGACTATTAGTGCAGATACTGCAACTAACCAACCGCTCAATTCTTGTCTGCTAATTTTTGTATTTACTTTTTCGTGTAGTTCATCGATGCGTTTATTAATTTGTTTTTGACCTTCTAATATCATTATTAACATTTCTTTCGTAGTAAAGCCATTTGGCTGGGGCTGCGTTGATTTGTTAGTGTAATCCATTATGGTAGGTCATCGTAGGTTAAAAAATCCCACGTCTCTCTGTTGTCATTGTCGTATTTACTCATTCTTTTAAGAGTATTACTAATTTCTTTTAAAAAATAACCAAATAAAAAGCCTGTGATGTATTCCATGATAGAAGATTATATCATATATTTTTTAAGTACCCGCCTTTAAACTTTGAGTGTACTTTATATAAATTTTCTCTTGTTAGAGTTTCCCACTTATCACTCCATGATTCTATCTTTAAATCAAATTCTTCTCGTTTAAATGGAACGTAATAACATAATGGTTCGCCTTGTTTAATTAATAGCTGATTTTTATTTTCAGCAGTTACAACAATTTGTTGATTAATTATATGGTGTTTGTCTGTATGTATAACTCCATAAGGTACATGCCAGTCAGTATTGTAATGATATAACATTGGAACTTGATAAACACTATAACCTTTAGGTGTTTGCATTCTAAATGGAGAAACAATTTTAAACACCTTTTGTATTTTTGCTTCTTTAGGTGCATAATCTTTCATTTGTATATCGTGATGTATTTGCATTTCGTATTCTTCAAAAGATGTTTGCCATTCATATTCCCCGTCATCTTCCCATCTTAAATAAATATCACAATGTGCTGGTAAAACAAATCCGTTGTGAAATATATCTATAAAACTTGGACATAACTTTGCAGTTTTACTTTGTGGTACTAATTTTGTGTGAAAATCATCTTTAGGTGTTGGTGGCATATCTTTAAACCATTTTGGTATAAAGTTTTTTGCTGGCTGTGGTAAAACTTGTTCTATATTTTCAAGTCCTTTAAATGGTGTACTAAATTTTAAATAGGGTTTTTCTTTTTTAAACATCTGCTAACTTCCTTAATTTATTTAATAATTTCATATTGTTTATATTTTGATTAAAACTGTGCATGCGCCAAACTCCATAATCAATGTTTAAGTCAAACTTCTTATTATTTATATTTCTTAAAACTTCTTTATAAACTCTGCTTGTTTTAGATGTATCAGATAAACACTCTTCAGCAAGTTGTTTAGCGTGTGTCCAAAATTCATTATCATATTTTGTAGCCCCTAAATAGTGCATAACAATAATATCTTGTAATTCTTTAAACGACCTTGAATACCAATTATTAGCATCATATACACTTTCGGGCTGCTTTATTAAATCATAAATTTTTCTATTTATGTTGTCTACTGTTGTAAGACTTGTAGCTTCCATTGGTTCTAAAAAGAAAGAAGCGTTGCCATTGTAAGCTTTATTTTTATAAAAATTGTTCTTCCTGTAGTAGTTATTAAAATTTAAAGTTAATTCTTTATCTTTAGGTGTGTATTTATAATTATCAATAACTTCGTTTAATTGTTCTCTAATTATTTTTACATCTGTAATTTTGTCATTATATAAATATCCAAAAGATACTCTGTTTTTTAAAGGTATTACAAATATCCATCCCCACTCACTAGCTATACAATGTGTTGTGTCGAATTTTGGATGTTCCCAATAACATTGTTTTACTAAGGCTGCGTTTACTGGTATATATTCTGCATATTCATATTCGTCAAAATTTTGTGGAGTACCCGAACAGTCAATAACAAAATCTGCATCTACATCTTTAAGATTAGAAATGTTCGTGTCTATAAAGTTAACTCTGTCTAAATTTTTACTTTCTATGTATTCTTGTAATTTTACTGCATTAAAGTGCATTGACATAGCTGGTGCTTCAAAAGTATGGTAAAAGTCATCCTCTACCCAGTTAATGTATTTTATTGCATTTTTATAATTACCATCTATTAAATCTAAATTGTGAAATTCAAATCCAGTAGTGTAATGTAGTGTTCTAGGTACGGCTATAGTTGTACCTTCTCCAACTGATTGTTCTTTTTTACTACTATCAAAATATACATCTATTTCATAATCTGTATAATAACCAAAATGATTATATGCTAAAGAACCAGCAGTACCTTTACCAATAACTGCAATTTTATTCATTTGTTATCTCGCACTTTGCTAATTCTTTATGTGGGTATCTTTTTTTAGCATTTTTAAAAATTTTAGATACACCTTTTACATAACTTGTAACTCCGTATATTGAGTTTATATAATTTAAAATGATTTGATTAGGTATTATTTCTTTCAACTTTATTTCATCATTAAAATATAGATAGCCCAACGGTTCATCTTTTTTAAATATAACTTCATTGTTGTTTGGTATTATAAAAGCCATATCTAAACTTCTTGCATACCTGCCAACATACATTAAGCCTTCTGCAAATACTACATCTTTAATTTTATGTTTAGTATTGCTTTTAGGTGCAGTCCAATAATAAGTTAAATCTTTATTTTCTGACATAAAAACATAGGGTACTTTAATATGACATATAGAAAAGTCTTCATATCCCTTTATTTTAGTATCAGTATCTATAGCTAAAACTGCTCTTGTATTCCATAAATTATCTCCAACTACTTGTTTAGATTGTGCATAATAAGAACCATCTTCTTGTCTGTTAATTATTAAATCGTATGGCATAGTAATTTCTATTGTTCTTTTATCTAAAGCTATTGTTTGCGGACAAATATTAATTACTGTTTTTTTTAATTGCGGGTCTTTATAAAGTTGATGCGGTGGTAAATCTTCTTTTTGTAATAAAAACCAATACAAGTTGCTGCTCATACAACTTATTATAGTTATTCTGGTGTTCTTTGTACCCAGTTTGCAGTTTCTTCACTCCATAAATATGAAGTTACTTCTACTGCATTTTTTTGTTCTTCTGTCAGTTCGGGCATTTCAATTGGTGGTTTCCATGTCCATGTACTGTTATCTAATGTCCAGCTAGCGTATGGCTGTTGTTCATAAAATACATCATTGACTGAATCATATATCATACCTTCTCCTGCATAGTTACCCCTAAATGGTGTGCCATCAGTAAGATGTTGTCCTTGAAATGTATTGTATGAAGTTCTTAAACACGTACCACTATGCCAGTCTAAATTTTGATAATAACTTTCCCATGTTTCAAATCCTGTAGGTGGTGTTTCTTCTTCATTTGCTCCAACAATTACCTGTGTGACTATGTTGTTTTCATCTATAAATGCGTAATGTGCCATATCTTATGTCCAATACACAGAACCGCTGCCCGATTGTACATAAGCAAATTTGTAATCTCCGCTTGTAGTTTCAGAAGATATGCTTACTGTATTAGCATTTAAAGTCCATTCTTTAGGATAACGTAATCCTATTACTCCCGAACCACCGTTAAACGCAGAAATGCTTACATGCGAACGTGACCCGCCACCGCCACCGCCTGTGTTTGTTCCACCTGCTTGCCCTTGACCGCTGCCTTGCCCTAGCCCACCGCCGCCTGTGCCACCCGAAGATTGCACATTATTGCCCGAACGATAGTAGTCTGCGCCGCCACCACCGCCGCCTGCATAATAATTACCATCTAGCCATTGTGAACCATTGCCACCATTGCCACCCGATGTTCCACTAAATCCACCTGTTTGCGATGCACCACCGCCGCCGCTACCTGCGTAATAAACATTTCCACCAGCTTTACCTTCTGCTGGAGAATAACCCCCAACGTTACCTGCGCCACCAGTTTGCCCTTGCCATCCCGCGCCGCCACCCGAACCACCTGAATTACCATTAGAGTTATTTCGACCTGCGCCACCATAAGATGATTGATTTCCATTAAAATGTGATGGGTTTCCATTGTAAGTACCACCTGCGCCAACATAAGTTGTGTAGTTTGTTGCGCCATCTAATAGTTGTGAACTAAATGTTCTATATCCACCAGCGCCACCACCGCCAGCTGCATCGTTACCAGTACCACCTCTAGCGCCACCTGCAACTACTAAAACATCAACAAGTAAATCGGGTTTAGCACCACCACTTAAAGCAAATCTTGCTGCTCCTAACGGCATAATTACTCCTAACTGTTCTTAAAGTCTAATAATCCATTTATTAATGGTGTATCTGCATCAAAGAATAGAAATGTTACTAAGTCAACTGAAGCAGCTGCTGTACTTAAAGTTAATCCAGCGTTGCCGCTCGTATGTCCTGTTACAGTTGAACCACCGTTGACAGTTATTGCATTAATTGCTAATGTCCTTGAACCAGTACCATCTTGCGTAACTTTTAATGTAAATGTAGAAGTACCGTCTGCTGGTACGTTTGTAAAATCTATATCTGTAACACTGTGTGCAAGTGTTACAGAACCTGTGTTACCGTTTGATAAATCAATAGCTAATGTTGTTCCCGATGTTACAGCAACATCTTTTTCTGCATAATCTTTTAGTACTGCTTTTGACAAATCTTGGTCATTTATGTCTACTTCAGCAGCTGGATTTGCAAATTCATCTAATGTATTAGATGTTGTAGCTTTTGCATCTAACTGTGTCTGTGCATTAGAACTTAATGTACTTATGTGTTGAAACTCTGCGCTTGTAACTGAACCGTCTGCAATTTTAGTAGCGTCAATAGCAGCAGCAGCCTTTATGTCTGCGTCAACAATATTTGTTATTGTGTTATTGTCACTATCAATACTTTTATTTGTTAAGGCTTGTGTACCAGTTAAAGTTGCTACTGTGCTGTCAATGTTAATAGTATAAGTGTTGTTACCATCATCATAAGTGCCTGTTATACCTGTGCCAGCAGAAAATAAGTCATTAAATCTGTCATCTACTCTCTCATTTGTATAGTAAAGATTTGATGAACCTTCTGATACGTCATCAGTGTTACCGCTTAGTTCTGATAAAGCATCTTTGCTTTGTACCTGTGAATCAACATAAGCTTTTGTAGATGCGTCTTGCGCAGCTGTTGGGTCTGCTACACCAGTTATTTTTTGTGCGTTCATTGCTAAAGCACTTGTTGGCGCGGCAAAATCATGTATTTTATTAGCTGTTGTTGTCGCTCCTACTTGTGAAGCTGTAACACTGTGCGGATTAGAACTTGATGATGTGTGTGTTGACAAATCTCCACTTGTTGCTAGTCCAGCTTCTGACGCAGTTTGATTAATCCATAGTGATGTGCCATTGTCATAAGCTAACACTTCATTATCTGCTACTGATGTAATAGTTACATTAGTCAATTCTCCTAATGTATCTAAAGTTAATAGTTGTGTGTCTACATAATTTTTAGTAGCTGCATCTTGTGCGGATGAAGGGTCTCCTAAGTTTGTAATCTTTGCTGTTGCTGCATTCATATTTGCAACAAGTGTTAGCGTATGTCCAGTTTTTACAGTTACCGTAGTACCTGTTGAACCCGCTATAGTATCTACATTTAATTCACTCATAATAATTTAAGCTTTCCTTGTACGTTTAAAGTCTTTGTGTTATCTACTGTTATTGGAGATATTAATAAATAATTCTCGCCAGTAGGCAACGTTTTGTTCTCTGCTATGTTAGTACCATTTTTGAGAACTCCTTGTTTTTGTACACCTTCTATTCCTGCATCGATGTTATTTAATGCTGCTTCGCTAAGAGGTGTTACACCAGCTTGCCAAGTTGTTTGAGAATAATATCCGCCTACATTAGCCAATAGTATCTGTCCTTTCTATCTGTATAGATTCTACCGCAGTTTTGGTTCTTGAGTACAAAACTCTTGCATAAAGTGTGCCACTATCTGTTGTTGCACTTGCAGTACTACCACTAAAAAAGCCTATTTCTGCAATTGTTCCTACTGCTTCTTCGGGCGCTACGTAAAGATTTGTTACAGTAACTCCACTACTACCAGCTACTTGTGAAGTAACTGCTTTTCTAAAAGTCTCTGTACCTAGTGCTGTATCTGAAGTTGATGTAGCTGTACTATCAGAACCCAAAGCAATAAACTTAATTTCGCAGTCTGTTGATTCCCTTAAAGCTTTTGCTAACAAGTTTTTACCAGCTGTTGTAATAGTATTTTTTATAGTATTTTCTTGCACGACATTACCGTCAGCATCAAGTGCTTTAATTTTTATACTTCCTTGCCAATTTAACATACTACTAAACTTCCGCTAACTAATGTTGTACCACTTGGTAATGGACATGCTAATACTGTTTCGGTATCTACTTCTGTTATTGTACTAGATTCTGTACCACCGTCAGCTCTTACAACTAAAACTTCTTCTGTGTCAATGTTTTCTGATATTTCAATAAACGCATCTGATATTTTGTCGTCTATATCTCTTATAAATGATTCAAAAGTATATTCGGGTGGAGATGCAACGCACTTTACATCATAGTAAGTAACGCCATTTCTAAATCGTATACGAATAGAATCAATAAGAAATATACCCGATATATCTTGGTCAGTCATTTCAAAATCTAATACTTGACCTGCTCTTAACCTTGAAGGTGTATTTTTTGTTGTGGTAAAACTTAACAATGTACTTGTTTGTGCAAATCTGTCTAAGTAACTTGCAGCCACGTCTATACCTGCATCTGTACCAGCTATACCCGATTGTGTAGTTGCAGCGTCAACAAAACCTGTAGTGCTGCCACCCTCAAGTGCTTGTATTCTATCTACCTCTGCATCATCTCTAGCTAATGCTACTAACTGATATTGACCTTTATACGTAACCTCTAAAGAATGACCAGTACCTAAAGCAGTATCTGTAAATTCTTGTACTAACTCTGTAGAACCTAAAGCCATATAATAATCTTTATTTGTGTCTAATCCTCTTATACCAACTGTAACTGCAACATAACCGCTACCAGTGTTAACTCTTACTGTTGGTATTTCGTGAAACGGATAACCTACACTAAAGGTCTGTCTTGTTCCATCCCCGATAAAAAACTCTTGTTGTGAATCTGTAATGTTTTTAATATTTGTAACAAACTGGCTATTTCTATATTTGAAGTTTGCCTTATCAAAAAACGGCATAGGTTTAGTTAGAACGTCTGCGCTTCTGACATTAAAACTTGCGTTATTAGAAGTACGTTCATAAAAATGTAACGCTTTATTTTCATCAACATACCAAACGGCATTTGTATATTCAGATAATGTTCGTAATGCTCTATCCCCATTTACATAGTTAAATATCATTTTATCGACTGTAGCTAAGTCATCTATAGTTCCAGCAGTTATACCTTCAGCACTAAATACATTAGTTATTAAATCTCTTACTATCGCACCAGCTGTCATTGTTGTGTAACCCCTAGCAATAATTCTTTTATCAACAAAGAAGTGATTGTCTGTACATTGTAGTTTCCATATACGAGTTGTTGGACTTAGCAGCTGCGCTACTGGTTTAATTATTACGCCTTTAAAGGCTACATGACCGTTAGTGTCTGTAATAGATACTGATTGATACGGTTCAAAACTAAAAAAGTTTCCACCTGCTTTGTCATCAAATATATGTATGATTGCATCTGACCTTCTTTCAGCATTGTCTGTTATAGTTACTTTATTTTCTAAAGCATCATAGTTGGCACCACCAATATTTACAGTGATACTCATTACAGAACCCTAAATCTATTTCCAGTTTGTAATCTGTTATTTATGTCAGCCATTTGTTTATCTATGCGTGCTTCAGCATCTAATGAAGGGTCTATGTTGACTACAACATTTGGAGTTGTTCCGCCTAAGAATTGATTTACAGAGGATGAACGTAAAGCAGATTGGTCAAAAGAATCTAACATTGGTAACACATTTTTGGCTACACTACTCAATGCTAAGTTTTCTGTTGATGATAAATTAATACCACTAGCAGTTTGTATTGTTGGACTGTTAAATAGAGAATTGCCACCACCGCCGCCAATTAAGGTACTGTCATCGCCGATACCTGTTTCATTTGCTCTATCTCCTGCTCCACTACTGCTGTTGTCATCATTGCCATTGTTATTTCTGCTGCCAGTATTGTTTCTTTCAAAATCTTTAAACATCTGAACCTGCATAAAAGCATCAGTTATACCTAAATCTCTAAATATATCAGATACACCACTTTGTGATATGCCAAGTGTTTGTGCTAAAGCTTCTCTTGCTTCATCTGTAACTCCTCTATCGCTAGCAAAAGCCATTGCAGACTGTACTGCTAATCTTGCGCTTGCTAGTTCTAATTGTTCTTCAGTTGTATCAATTTCAGCTTCGTTAAATGCAGTTCGTTGTTTACCTATTGCAGTATCAATTTTTTGTCTTGCTTGTTCAGCAGATATGTAGGCTTGCGTAGCTTGTGTTGATGTATTAACAGCACTAGCTAAATTCTTTTGTACGTTTGCTAATTCGAGTGTTACATCTTTTGATGTAGCCTGTTCATTTTTTAATGTTCTTAATCTTAGCTCCGCTTGTTTAATTGCTAAGTCTTCCCTTGCAGTTGCTTCATCGCCCATCTCATTTTTAGTATGTATTGCGTCAGCAACATCTAATTCTGCTACAGCTATTTCTAGTTTTAAATCTAAACCTTTTTGTTGTTGTGTTAAAAGCATTTCTTCTTGTTTACGTAATGCTGCTATCTGTGCAAGTTCTACTTCTGTTTGTTGCTCTCCTACGCCACGTTCAGCATTTACAATTTCCATTATCTTTGCACGCTCTCTGTACAGTTCATTTAGCTTGTCTTCTTCGACTTGTTGTCTTTTAACTATTTCATTAGCGTTAGTGACTGCTGTAACTAAGTTCATTAATGCTGTTATTGATTCGTTTTGTATACTTAGTGCATCTAATTTAGCTTGTGTGTTTTTTTGTACTTCTATAGTATTTTTACGTATCTCATCTGATTCTTCTTCTACTGCATCTGCCCCGCCTTCAGTACCAGTTATAAACTCATCTTGTGACCTCGCATAAGCATATTGTGCGTAACTGTTAGCAATAAGGTCTTGTTCTAATTGTTTAATTTCATCATCTAGGTCTTTTACTGCATCTGCTTGAATATAAGAGTTATAAGCGGCAGAGTTACCAGCTTGTAAATTTTCTTTTAATGCACGCTTAGAAGCTATAAGTGCTTCGACTTCAATTTTTTTAGCATCACTAAATCCATAAGCAGCATCTGTTGCTGCGTCAAAAGCTTCAGCTTCCTCTATACCAAGTTCTGCTGCTTCAGCTAGCGCTGCATTCATTGCATCTTGTTTTGGTACACCAGCTGCTATTGCTTCGTTTAATCTATAGATTACGCCTTCTAATGTTTCGGCAGAACGTAGTTCCGCTTCTTGTGCAGTAGTCATTATGCCAAAGTTATTAGCGACAACAGTAATTACAAAAGCTAAAGCTTCAAGTATTGGTATTAAAGTATTTTCTAATATCGCCCCAAGTGTTGTAACAACAACGCTTAATGTACTACCTAAAAGTGATATTAATACATCAATTATTGGCATGAGTGCAGAAATTTGTTGCGCAAGTATTGATAAAACTGGCTGCAAAGATTTAATAAAAGTCTCAACTAAATTAGCTACAGTACTGGCAACTTCTTTAAAAGCTGGCATCATACTTCTTACAACTGGGATTAGTTCTGCAAAAGCTGGTAATAAAGCTTGACCAACTTCTGTTTTGGCTTCTTTAAACTCTGCCTTTAAACTTCTCATTTGGTTTGCTGCGCCATTCATTTCTCTTGATAACTGCCCCTTAATGTGACCCATCTTTTCTTCAACAAGCATAAGGCTGGCGGCAGCTTTTTCTTGGTCAGTCAATTCTTTGACAGCTTCTTTACCTGTCATGTTCATCGCTTTTTGTTCAATTTCTACTTGTCTTAAAACGATACCCATAGATTTAAGCATTTCTCGCTCGCCTGTTAAAGCCTTAGTTATAGCTTGGGCGGGAATTACTGCACCTTCTTGTATGTTCATAAAGGCTGCAAGGTCTCCCGAAAGTTCCATTATGTTTACAGACATCTCTGCTGCTGCATCTGAAGTGAAGCCCATACCTTGTATAATCGAACCAGTTACAGCCATTTGCTGTTGCATCTCTGCTCTTGTCATACCAAAAGCATGTGCCATCTGATTTACGAATCTTGTTACTTCTTGCGTTGCTCCGCCGAATGTAATCTCGAACGCAGCTGCGGACTCTTCAGCTTCAAGGGCTAAGTTAGCCATCTCCATTGTTAAGTCTGCTAAAGCTTTACCTACTGCAATTACTGCACCGACTTTGAAAGCTGTTCCTATTTTTTTACCGAAGTTCTCCATAGGTGTTTGGGCTTTTTGTATTTGTTTACGACCTTTGCCAACTTCTTTTTCAAATCTATCAGCAGCTTTAGTACCTTTATCGAATGATTTTTTGGTTTCGTCTCCAAATTCATCTGCGGAGTCGGCAGCTCTTTCTAATGTTTTTTTAGCTTCCTTTAATGCAGACGAAAAGTTTTTGTCATCAACCGTAAGAATTGCGTTTAACTCTCCTACTGTTAATGCCATTATTTATTCCTCTTTAAACTGTTGTCGTAAAAACAAATCCAGTTGTTTATCAGTGTCAATTTGACTCTCGCCACTTTGTAATTTAAGTTGTTCATTTCTAATCAATTCTACAGTAACACTTGCACTGCTTAAACAATTGTACAACAAAATGAACCTGCGCCATGACAAGCCATCTTTAATGTTTGCCATTAAATCAATTTGATATTCTCTTTGAAAGTCTGCTTCGAGTAAGTTCCAGTTATTAAAGAACTTGTTTATTTGTCCTTTACGGGCTTCTCTGTCGAATCGACTTTCGGAGTCGCTTTTGGGTCAGCACCACCGCCAGTTAGTCCGTATATCTCTAATACATAACTTAAAATATCGTTTAACTGTGGTAATGATATACCCTGTTCTAACCAGTCTTCAATAACAACTTTGCCAAATAAAGCGTTTAATAAAACACCCATATCGGCTGTTGTTAAATTATCCTCGCTGCCCTTACGACTTGAAATCTTAGTGACCTCTAACATAAAAGCAGCGGAGACTGAAGCTGGTAAATCGTATTCTTTATTTCGGATTTTGACCTTTATAGGCTCATCTTGTTGTTCAGCCCACGCTGCATCAAAATCTTTAAATTGTCCGCTCATACGTTACCTCTCTTACGCGTCAGTATATGTGACTGCGCCTGTTGCTCTAATTGTCGCGCTCCATGTCATTACGTTGTTGACATCGCCCGATAGAGTAAACACTGTAGTACCTTTAAAAGATATAATTGAACCACCATTAGTAGTTAATTTATAATCAATTGCTGTATCGCCTTTACCGTTATCATAAAGCATTTCTAATCCGTCAGAGACAGCACCTGTAGCGTCATCCTCTAACCAAAAACCATTAAGTGTAAACTCAATTGCTCTTCTTATTACCTTATGTTCGGTGGCTGTACCACTAGCGAAATCCGTTACATCAGCATCAGTTGGACTGTTCGACATTGAAAAGTCGGTTATTCCTAAAACAGCGGTAAATGTTGAACCACCGTCTATAGAAGCCATCCATGAAGCAGTTTTTGCTGCTACTTTAGCTTGTGCCATTTCATTCTCCTTTTTTTCTAACTTCTGTTAGTACTTGTATCATAGACTTCAATTTGAAAATTGACTGTCCATTCGTGTCTGCCATTGTCATCACGTCCAATGTCAATTGGTGTGTTTTGTGCAATAACTTTTATAACACGACTACCACTAGATATTAGCGTAGTATTTGTAAGTCCTAACAACTCATCAAATATTTCTTTTGCAATATTATAACTAACTCTAGGGTCTCTTGTTCCTCTTACTCTGCACTGTACGTTTATGTCATTGTATGCGTGCTTGTCATCTGCAACGCCGCCATACTCTGAAACCATAACTACTGTGTCGGGGCTGCTTGGCATAGTGCTTATAAAAACATTACCGCTAACACCACTTGTATCAAAACTACAGTTAGTAACATTCGTGCCTATCCATTCGGCTACTTCAGCAGCTAACATTATAAAGTTCCTTTAAGTACACGACCCATAATCTCTAATGCTTTTTTTGAGTTTTGTTGTAAGGGTAATTCTAAATACTTCGCTATACGACCCTCAGCATGACGATAGTCTAATTCTTCGTGTTGTCTAATTGCATAAGGTGTGTCATAGGACACGTAACCTGTTTTACCGTCAGCTGCAATTGTTACTTGTGCGGACTTCTCCATTAGTCCAGTATCTTTAGGCGCAACTTTTACTGATTCTTGTTTTATAAATTCTAATCCTAAAGTAATTGCTTTTTCATTAGCAGTCATTACTTTTTTCTTAACATCATCCCCGAACCAGTTTACGTTATAGTATTTAGCCATTTGAATCAACTCCTAAGTCGGCTTCTATGTGGCTTACAGCACTAAGACCATATATTTTATTAACAGTCAATACAAAGTAAGTTACTGTGTCAAAGATTATCTTGTCTCCTATTTGTATTGTTTGGTCTTTCTCACAAAATAGTTTTGCATTAGCAATTGTTTCATTTCCTTCATCTGTTGATACTCTTGATTTAGATGGTTCTATTCTGCATCGTATTAATTCACTTGTATCAAAGACTTCGCCGTATGCAGACATGCCTTGTAGAGAACTTCTCGTTGCTGTTTGTTGCAGCAGCGGACTGATGATACCCATTATTCGTGAACTTGGTCATCAGAGATAGCTTTAGGTAAGCTATCGTCATAATTATAAAAGACTGCACTCCTGTAACCAAAGAAGCCGTAGTTGACCATAAGTCT